AGTCAAGAACTACTACATTAGTTTCATCACCTATAACTTGTATTCCTATAATAGCTTGTCCTTCAGGAGCTACAATAGTGTTTGCTGCTGTGTCAGCAAAAGCTGATCCTGTAATTCTTGATACAAAATCTTGTCCTAATAATCCCATTTTATTTTTTTACTTTTTCTATAGATCTACCAGCAAAGTATGCACCAAAAGCGGTAAGCATAAGTATCTGTAGCAAGTCTACGTATGAATCTTTTACATTGAAAGGTAAGTTATCCATGCTATCAAATACCATTGTTAGCATAAACATACTCATTAAAGCAATTAGTGTTAAAGGCCTAATGAGCTTAGCTAGCTTTACATCGCTACCCATATCAGCTTTCCATCTATCGCTTACATTGTTTTGAAAAGCAACCTCAGCATCTACAGCAGCCATACCAGCTTCTGTATCTACATCAGGATCTTTGTCAATAAGGTTTTTAACTACACCAAGAGCTCCTTGATCAGGTAAAAAGTCTCCTACTACGTCAAGAACGTTTGGCGCTTTATTTTTAAGCCATTTACCTAGGCCTGTGTCTTTAATCTTCTTCATGCTTTATTTGCTGCTTGTTCCCAAGGAAACGACTTGTCTCCTTCTTCCATCCACTTACCTTTGTATTTAATCGTACCGTTTTTACGTGGATACAACTTGCCTTCCCACTTCACATACTTTTCGCTAAAGCCTGCTCTACCTATTTGCATGTCGCGAACATGTTGAGCCTCATGCTTCATAACGTCTTTGTATTGATCAGAGCCTACAGTTACGTTTTTGTTTATAACAACTTTATTTGGGTATGCTTCACCAAGCACACCTTCGCCTAGATCTTTACGCTTAACTTTAAACTGTACTCCTCGCTTCAACCTATCGCCGCCAGCTATACCTGGAAGTGGTTTATATCTAGGCATTAATTTTTATTATAGTATCTTTTCATTGCAGACGCCATCTTCATAGCAGCATCTTGAGTTAGTTTCTTCGGAGACTCTTCCATTAAGTTCATAGGTCCATCTTTAGCCATATCCATAGCAGACTTAAGCTTCATAGCAGACTCCATTTCCATAGCAGACTCTTTTTCGAGCTCCATAGGAGTTTTCATATCCATAGGTGCTTTCATTTTAGCAGCAGACTTTTTATCTGCAGCAGCTTGCTTCATAGACTCAGAAGTATTGCCATCTCCGTCGATGTCTGGAAAATCTGGTTTAGCTGCATCCATTGGAGACTTCATGTCCATTGGAGCTTTCATATCCATGGCGCCGCCAAACTCTTTTTTAAGAGCCATAGACTGCTTACCGTCTTTCATTACTTTGTTGTACATTGCTGTACCATTCATTTTAAAAGCCATATTATCTGTCTTTGTCTCGTATCATATCGTCTATTGCTTTATTATAGACTTTATCTGTATACGATTTGTTGTTATAAAAAATGCTACGTTCAGAGGTTGGCATATCTTCTTCGCCTAGCAATATGCGATATATTCGTGTCACTAGCTGAGAGCATTTAAACGATGTCTTATAAACAGAATACTTAATACTTGTTCTATTTCTATGTCGCCAAACCTCTATCCAGCCAGCTGATCGGAGTTTCTCCCACCTTTTCTTATCCCAAGAATATGTGTAAGCACCCTCGATAAATTCGTTGCGGGTAAATCTACCCTTGTGATCTAAATATATAAGTAGTTCTAGATCAGCATCAGTTAACCCATAAGTCTTACAGGCCCACTTACGCGTGAGCCTGTAGTACTTAAGGATATTCATATCACGCAGATCTTGCGCGGTTAATCTCATTTAAGATTAAGCAGAAGCTACAATTCTAGATGTAGTAGTTCTTCTAATAGCTACACCAGTAACGTTGTTAATAGGATATTTACTATTAACAGCATCAAATACTGGTACTGCAACTCCATTGATTTGTGGAGCATTAGCTAAAGCAGCTATATCTTTAATAACGTCTGCTTCTTT